GGTTTCAAAGTATCAGGGCGCTGATTTGGCTTGCGTTGATCTGCCTGAAGCTCGGCTATCGGTTGGCGAACAATACGCGGGAGCCGATCAACTCGCCGGACAACTTGGATTCGACAGGGTTATCATCACGGCTGGTCGCTATGGATCGTATTGCCCACAGCATGTGCCTGCTTTCGGGAACCGCGGACTGGATACGATGGGGGCGGGTGATGCGTTCCTGGCAGTCGCCGCCCCTCTCATCGCCGCTGGACTCGATACCGAGGCGGCTACATTCGTAGGCAACGTGGCCGGCGCCCTGAAGACCGAGATTGTCGGGCACCGCAGGCATGTCAGGCGGGACGAGCTTCTTCAAGCAGTGGAGGGACTTCTAAAATGACGGAAAACTTTGACTGTTGGCCGCACATCAGCCCGCAGCTTGCCGATCCAAACACGCCATGGAAGAGGATTGAACTGGAGCGCCGGGCAAAAATGCACCGCCTCATGGCCGAACAGAGGGCGGCTAGGCTTGGCGAAGAGTTGTATGCCCGAGCCGCATGATCGACGACGAAGACTTCCCTGATGTCCTCCGCGCGGTCGAACTCTGCAACGGGGCCAAGCACGATAAGCGCCGGTTCTTCTTCATCGGCAATGGCGGATCAGCAGCCATCGCTAGTCACATGGCCGCGGACTGGCTGAAGAACGGCAACGTTGCCGCTCAGTGCTTCAACGACCCGGCGCTGATGAGCTGCATAGCCAACGACCTTGGCTATGAGAACGTGTTCGCCAAGCCGCTGTCCTTGCATGGCGGGCAGCGAGATGTGCTATTCGCCATATCCAGCTCAGGGCAGTCCAAGAGCATAACCCGCGCCGTCTGGGTTGCCAGCGGGCTACGCATGAAGGTGATAACCCTGTCGGGGTTCAAGCCTGACAATCCGCTGCGGAAGATGGGCGAGATAAACTTCTATGTGCCGTCAGATCGCTACGGCGAGGTTGAGATTGCACACCACACGATCTGCCACGGAATACTGGACCGGGTGATAAACATTTGAGTTGCGAAACCAAAGTTCGGCGAGGGGGAAGCCCCGCTACTGCACGAACCGCCCATGCAAGCGGGCTCAGTAAGCAGCGCTGGTCTTTGGGGTGGTGCCGGCTGGAGTACAAGGCCACACGCCGCGAAAGCGGAACAGACCCCGCGATCAAAAGTGGGGAGGATGGGGGACGGAAAGCCCGTCCCGGTCGGCACCACTTCGCATTTGATAAGGACCGGGTGATTGATGGACGATAAGGCCCTTCACGTCACCGTAAGCTTTGGCCCCGGCATCCCCCACAGCCTTCAAGGCCCAGCGCTGTTGGAGTTCGAGCGCACTCTACGCAAGCTATCGGATGGCCTCTGGGTAGAAGTCTTCAAGCAATTGAAGGGCGACGACAGCAAGCTGCGGAACATGATGACGGCGGCAGAAAGGGCGAAGCTGTGAAGCATTACGCCAAGACGCCAGACGATGACGCCGCGATGGTTGGCAAGGCCATCCCCAAGCCAACCGATCAGCCGCTCGATTACACCGGCTTGATGGTCAAGAAGCCCTGGGGCTTTGAGTTCCAGGTGTTTGATAACGGGGTTTGCTCGATCTGGGTTGCCTGTCTAAAGCCCGGTCAGGCGGTGTCGATGCACTGCCACATGACCAAGAAGGCAATGTTTGTTCCCCTCAGTCCTGGCGTGACATTCCGAACATTACAGGGGGCAGAACCCCTGAACGACACGTTCTCGGTTGATCGCGGTGTCATCCACAGCCAGGAGAACAACACCGACCAAGACGCTTACTTCCTCGAATACGAATGGCCCAGCAACAAGGCCGATCTGGTTCGACATTCCGACCGCTATGGCAGAGAAGCCAAGGGCTATGAGGGCGCTACTGAGATGGTCCCGATGACCACGGCGATCCCTGAGATTTTCATGGACATGATCCGGAAGGTGGCCTGATGGCAAAGGGCTACTGGATCGCGCGCCTGGATGTGTCCGACGTTGAACAATACAAATCATACGTTAAGGCCAATGCTGAAGCCTTCGCCAAATACGGCGCGAAGTTCCTGACCAGGGGCGGCCCGTTCGTATCTGTTGAGGGTAAGCCTCGAGAGCGCAACGTCATTCTAGAGTTTGAAAGCCTCGAGCAGTGCAAGGCCTGTTACTTCTCTGAAGAATATCAGAGGGCCTTGAAGATGCGGGAAGGCATTGCGCTCTCGGACATTGTCTTGATGGAGGGCTATGACGGCCCGCAACCGCCAGAACAGCCAGAGGAAGCAGCACGGGTGAATAGTGGATTTCATTGACCACGTTTCCGAGGCGCCGGTTGGCGGTTCGGTTTATGACTTGCTGCTCGATCACACCAAGATCAGTTGGTATCGCGACAGGGTTGAGGCTTGGAGGCGCGGTGAACGTATCGCCCCAGTTACAATGGACGTGGCATGGACGCGTCAGTGTAACGCGGCCTGTGTGTTCTGCGCTGCTACCACGCAAGCCTCGGATGGTGGCGGCAAGATCACACAGAAGATCGCTTATGAATATCTGGAGGACGCAGCCGAGATCGGCGTCAAAGGCATTAGCCTTATCAGCGACGGTGAATCCACGGTCGTCCCCTGGTACGAGGAATCCATAGAATACGCCGCCAAGCTCGGCATCAAGATCGGCATTGGCACCAACGGCGTTCGGCTCAAACGAAAGGTGCTCGAGCGCATCCTTCCACACGTCTCATATCTGCGATTCAACTTCTCCGGTGGAGAACGCGAGCGCTACAAGCAGATCATGGGGCTGAAGGATCGCGACTTCGATCAGGTTATCCAGAACGTCAAGGACGCGATGGAAATCAAGCGGGCGAATAATCTGTCCGTGAACGTGAATATCCAAATGGTCTTGATGCCCGACATGGGCGACCAGATCATGCCGTTTGCTCAGCTCGGCAAGGAGCTTCGCCCAGACTATGCCATCATCAAGCACACGGCAGACTCCAAGGACGCCGGGCTTGGTGTGGACTATAAGAAATACGATGCACTCTACGATACCCTGAAGGAAGCTGAGCAGCTAAGCGACGAGGGCTATCGCGTTGTAGTTAAGTGGGCGCGGTTGAAAGACGAAGGCAAGCGCGACTATCAGCGCTGCTATGGTCCGCAGTTCCTTTTGCAGGTTTCTGGCAATGGATTGGTTGCCCCGTGCGGCCAGTTATTTCAGGAGAAATACAAGAAGTTCCACGTCGGGAACATCTGCACCGAGCGGTTCAAGAAGATTTACCAGTCAGACCGTTACCTAGAAGTCATGCAATACCTGGGCAGCGATGACTTTGACGCTCAGAAGAACTGCGGGCCGAATTGCTTGCAGACGCTGACGAACTCATGGCTTGATAAATACGTCAAGGGCACCGTGCAGTTCTCGAATACACCGATGCCCGTTCACGCGGAGTTCCTTTGAACGTCTCGGAATACATCGCGCAATTCTTTGCCGACAAGCTCGCCCCCTGCCGCGCTTATGGCGTGTCTGGTGGCGCGGCGATGTATCTCAACGACGCCATTTGCCACCATCCCGGCATCGACTTCACGGCGATGCACCATGAGCAGGCGGCGGCGTTTGCTGCGGAGGCAGACGCTAGGGTTAGTAATAAGCCGGCTATTGTTCATGTGACGGCTGGGCCTGGCGTTACCAATGCCATGACGGGCGTTGCTTGTGCATATGCTGACTCTCTGCCGATGATTGTGATTGCGGGGCAGGTGGAAAGCCGGACGCTTAACGAGGGTGGTGTTCGTCAGCTTGGTATAAGTGAAGTTGACGGCGTTGCGTTGATGAAGCCCATAACCAAGTTCGCCGTTACAGTGTTGGACCCGGAGGATATTCGTTTCCATCTTGAACAGGCGCTCTACTGGGCGACCGAGGGTCGCAATGGGCCGGTCTATCTGGAGATCCCGCTGGATGTGCAGCGGGCCGTGGTGCCGGACGATTTAGAGGGCTATCCGTACACGTACAACCGCTCACTCAAGGGCTATTTTGGCAAGGACGGCGTGCTTGATCTGCTTCATCAATCACAGCGTCCTGTTATTCTGATCGGCAACGGCGTCAGGCTTGCTGGCGCGGATGTCGAACCACTGACCGAACTCGGCATCCCGATCCTTTGCTCTTGGAGCGGGGCTGACCTGATTTCCACCAAAGAACCGAGCTATATCGGGCGCCCCGGTCTGATCGGTGATCGGGCCGGGAACTACGCGATCCAGAATGCCGATGTGATCCTCGCGATTGGGACGCGGCTATCAATCCCGCAGATCGGCCACGCCACCGAACTGTTTGCTAAGAATGCGAAGCTGATCGTAGTTGACATTGACAAAGCGGAGCTAGCCAAGAAAACCCTCCGCGTTGATGTCCCGATCCATGCCGATGCCAAAGAGTTTCTCGACCGCTTCTATAGGCGGGTTAAACGGCAACTCTGGGGTGACTGGCTGGAACTATGCCAGGACATGCGGGATCATTTCCCGGTCGTAGACCTGAACACCAAACCGGACGGTGTTCAGGTTTATGGCTTTCTAAAAGACTTGGCTGAGGTGATTGACGACGACGCGATCATCGTCACTGACGTAGGTCAGACGTTTGTTTGTACCCACCAAGCCATGCCGATGACCGGCAGACAACGGATGTTCCACTCGCCAGGTATTGCCCCGATGGGCTACGGCCTGCCTGCCGCTATCGGGGCCTGCAAGGCTGGCGGGGGCCGACAAGTCATCTGTCTGACCGGCGACGGCGGGACGATGTTCAACCTTCAGGAGTTGCAGACCATCGTTCACCATAAGCTGCCGATCAAGATATTCATCTATGAGAACGGCGGCTACAAGACGATGCAGACCACGCAGGGCAATCACTTTCATCGTGAAAGCGTATCGAGCCCCGAGTCCGGCGTTAGTTTTCCCGACTTCCAACTGATCGGAGAGGCTTTCGGGATCATAAGCTATTACAATTTCCATCCTGAATATGTGGGAGACGACGGCCCGGCTATATTTTATCTTGAGATCGACCGCAGCCAAGTCATAGCGCCGCTGGTCAAGACCACGATAGAGAATGGAGAGTTTGTGGTCCCGCCGCTCGATCAGATGTGGCCCAAGGTTGCATGATTAAGCTGGACACGTCCGAGCGTCACTTCTGGGAACCCGATCCAAGGATTATCAAGGCGCTGTGCGATCTCATCCCGCAGGGCGCCAAGGTTCTAGAGATTGGCCCGGGGGCCACTCCATTCCCCCGCGCACAGGTGCTGGTGGACATCAAGGACTTCGGCAAGGGCCTCAAGACCGTTAATTGCGACTGCAACACTGAGCGGCTGCCCTTCAAGGACAAGGAATTCGATTTCATCTACGCCCGGCATGTCCTCGAAGACATGTGGAATCCATTTAACTTGATGAAGGAAGCGAGCAGGGTTGCTAAGTCCGGTTATTTTGAGACGCCCTCCCCGTTATGTGAGTTCTCAAGGGGCGTTGATGCCGGCGAGACGCAATGGCGCGGTTACAATCATCACTTTTGGCTGATCTGGCCGCATAAGGGTGTGCTGAACTTCCTGGGTAAGTTCCCGCTGATCGAGTTTGTCAGCGGCGCTGAGGAAGACAACCTGAAACTACTCCGGAGCGGGCACCGCATGTGGAACACAAGTTTCCACTGGGTCGGTGAGGCCAAGTTCAAGCATGTGCAGTGCCCGCAGGATTATCACTTGCCGCATCAATACCCCGGCGCGATTTTGACCGCGATTGAGGAATGGAAGGCCGCTGCTTGAAGCTTGTCATATCGCTGGCGACACGCGGCAGGCCAGAGCAACTAGTAGAGACGGTCACGAAGACGGCTGCCAACCTGGTACTACCGAACACCGAATACATTATCCAGGTTGACGAGGACGACAAGCCGACAATCGACTTACTGAGCCGGGTTCCGCTAGACAAAAGGGTTAAGGTGAATGTCGGACCAAGAGAAGACACCATCGCCGAAAAGTGGAACCGCGCCCAAGAAGAAGAAGCCGACGTGTACATGTCGGCAGCAGACGACGACCCCTTCACCACCCACGGATTTGACGGAAAAATTCTCGATGCTGCCAGTCTCTTTCCAGACGGAATTGGGGTTGTTTATGGGCATCTTGCTAACGCAAGTTTCCCCTGCGCTGCTGGATGGACCCGAAAGTGGGTCGATCAACTAGGCTATATCTTCCCTGAGTATTTCCCGTATTGGTTTGTCGATCACTGGACCGACGACCTAGCCAGGATCACCGGGCGGATTTCTGTTGCAGACGTTCGCACCGATCAGAGCAAGGTCGGCAAGACGCAGGAAATGCGCGAGCCGGGCTGGTGGGCATCCTGGTTTGATGCCGCTCACCTGATCAGGCGCAAAGAGGCGTTCAAGATCATTGACGCGCTGGACGAACCCCAGTGGCGCAAGGAGATGCAGAAAAGCACTCATCCCATCGTTGAGTACCGCTCGAGATGGATCAATGACGGGGTGAGAAGGCAGAACGAGCAGCTTAGCAATTGGTCGGGCCTTGATAACACCGATCCTCGATATGTGAGATTGCGCGACAAGGCCGTCGCGATGATCCCCGAGCTTCTTGATGGGATGGACCCGATAGAAGCGACGAAATACCGGATGCAACTTCTGATCCCGCGCCTGATAGATGGGGCGTGGGACCATGATGAGGATCGAATTAACGCGGTTCTGAAACAGTGGCCATTGTAATCCCCTACAAGCCGCGACCGCAGTTCAAGCCGTACCACGAAAGGACCGAACGCTACGCCAAGCTCGTCGCCCACAGACGGGCCGGAAAGACCGTTTGCTGCATCAACGACAAGATTAAGCAGGCGCTGACCAATACGCGGGCGTTCCCGCCGCC